GTGACACTAGCGCTGGCTCTTTCGCAGTATGTGTACCGCAGAGCCACGCGCGGGTATGCGGGAACCCCCGCAGAGATCGACGAAGTGATGGCGCTCTACGACGATTACGATGCGGCGCGGGGCGTCGCGTCGACGGCGCTTTCTGCGCCGGCAATGGAGGTGAGGCTCAAGGAGGCACTTCACGATGCCTACGACCAGACCCAGAGGAATCGGCGGCTTAAACACGTCCGCGAACAAATACTAGGTATCGTCGAGCTATGTCCTGTGTGCGGCATCGATCCGCCCACTGAGCTCGATCATGTGCTTCCCCGAGGCGACTACGAGGCTCTGGCGATCTATGTACGGAACTTGGTCCCGCTGTGCCATCAATGCAATCACCGAAAGCTAGCCGGCTTTGCCGAGCCGGGCGAGATGGGGTTTGTGCACGCCTACTTCGACGTTCTTCCAGACGTCAAGTTTCTCCACGCAGATATCCAACTCGATGGCGCCGCACTGATTGCGAACTTTTCGATCAACGCGCCAGCTGTGGCGGTTGGGGATCTGGGTGACCGTCTAGCGAACATTCACACGAAGCTCCAGCTGAATAAGCGTTATAGCGCTGAAGTGAACCTCTTTCTCGCTGGACAAGCGATTGCACTGCATGGCGCGTTCGGAGCTCGGGGTGCCGCCGGAGTTCAGTCGCATCTGCGCGCCCAGGCTCGCTTTGAGACAACCCGGTTCTACCAGAACCACTGGCGACCCACGCTGCTGAATGCATTAGTCGAGCACGAAGAATTTTGTGCCGGCGGCTTTCGGGAGGTGTTCAATGTGCCTAGCGACATTCTGGAAGATGCTTTAGGACAACCGGTCTAGAGCGCTCTGGTACAGCTGTCGAGCTGCTTCGGGTTGCGGGAGTATGTAGTCAGTGCGCCGTTGAGTCAGCGCTGGCCCACCGGGGGGCAAATTCCGCGTGCGGATGCTCGTGCCGCGAGCCTCTCTCGCGGCCCTTGCGCAGGAAGATCCGTCTGAGGCTGTGCGACAAGCGCCCGTAGCAGGGCGCTATCGATAGTGGTACCGCCTCAAAGTTCCGGATAGTCGCTGCCGCGCGTGAGCCCACGCTACTTCAGCAAGCGAGCGGCGGGGTTGTCCTCGGCCGCACCTGCTTGAAAGTACCCGATTACGCTCGCCACAGAACGGTGCTCGGTCATCGCCATCACTGCCGGCAAGGGAACCCCTTGCTTGCCGGCCTCGGCGACGAATCCCGACCGCAAGCTGTGGGCGCCAAAGTCCCCCTCCAATCCCGCTAGAGTTGCCCGGCGCTTCACGATCGTGGCCACAGATCCGGGAAGGAGGGCAGGGCCGACCCGATCCCTCCAGATCCGCCGAAAGATTGCCCCCTCTCGTATGCCTGCTGTCTCGAGCCAAGTGGAGAGGGCCTCGGCACTTCGCCCCAGGATCGGCTTGTCCGGCGTCGAATCCTTCTTCACTCCCGCCTGCTGCGTCTTTGAGTACTCCAGCCGGTGGATGTAGCCGTCGTCGCCGACCTTGCGCAGGTCGCGCATGTCCGCGGCCGCGATTTCGCTGTGCCGGCGCCCGCCACTGGCAAACCCGAAGCAGAGCAGGGCACGGTTACGCAGGCCTTCCAGGCTGTCATCGCAGGTGTCCAGCATAGCCTCCAGTTCGGCGCGGGTGATCGCGGTCTTCTTGGTCGGCCGCTCGCCACGCTTGACCGCCGCTCGCCACGCACTGCTGAGCAGGGTGCGCACGCTGGGCAGCTCGCATGGGTTGGCCAGCCGCTTGAGCTTGTGCGCGGTGGACAGCACCGCCACGCGCTGGACCACGGTCGACAGCTTCAGCGGCCCGACCTTGGCCTTGAGGCCCGCGGCAACCAGCGCCTGGTCAATCGCTGCCGGCAGCTCGCTGACCAAGCCGGTCTTGTTCTTGCGCTGGATGTGGTCGACCAGGAACTGGATCACCACGGCCTCGCTGGCCGGCAAGGCCAGCTCGACGCTGTAGCGGGCCTGGTGCGAGCCGGCCCAGTAGCGCAAGGCGGTGGCGTAGCTGCGGGTGGTATTGGCCGCGGCCGCCTCGGCACCGACACAGGGGTACTGCGAGGCAGCTCCATCGCAATTTTACATAATATACATTATGCGAAGTCGTGGATTCGCTGGGCATGGCACCTGTTCACGACCTGGGCGCGCTCGAAGCGCAAGCCTCGCGGACCCCACCTTTCCGCAAGGATCGCTGCATGAAGACCGTGACCCCATGTTGGCCAATCGGTGCGCCGTGCCCGAACGCCTGCGCCGCGCGCCGGATGGATCATCTGACCCGCAACCATGTCGAGCTAACAGGACCGTGGACCGGGTGGCGCCTGGCGGGCAAAGACCTAGTGTCGCCCAGCGGCCAGCGGGTCAGTCCGGAACGCATGAGGGGTCTACTTTGGCGCCTGGAAGCCGAAGAACGCCGAGACCGACTCCGCAGCCGTAACGCGTCACGAAAAGCAGTTAGGCAAGGAATAGTGACCGTGATCCGCGTAGCAAACGAGGACTGGCACCGGCATCACTTCGGGACGTGCGCAGGATAACGCGCATCCGTAGGGGCTACGCCCCTACACCCCATCACTTGCAGTTGTCAAAGACAGCGCGATCGGTTGCAGAGGCAAGAGCATAACTCAAGCGAAGCCCAGCAGCTTTGCGAACCGCATCGCGGTGACTCCTTGCGGCCGCGCATTGAGAAGCGGAAGAAGGACCAATGACAGCGCCCCTCGCACTACCAACCACGGCGCCAGAATAGCGCGGCGAATTACCCGCTTGAACGGCTTGCCTGTCGCGATTAATGCGTCGCTCTGACTGAGCAGCAGTCATGCGGTCATCAGCAGAATAAGTGCCGTACCTCGCACCTGGCTGGACATCCCAACGCTTCTCAGGATTAGCACAAGGATCGGACTGATAAGCAAATCCGCCGTTGGCGTCGCGACACTTGTAGATAGACTGAGCGGACGCGGTTGCAGCAAGCAGTAGGCAAGCTAGACCCAAAATCCATTTCATGACGAAAACCCCCTGTTGAGCGAAAGGTAGCACAACAGGAAGCGACAGCCCTAAGTGCCGCCAGTCCTATACCGGATGTAGCGCTTGACCAGCGGGGACCCGTACCGGAGCAGACACGCCACCAGGGCGATGATGCCTGCAGCGAGTTGAATTTCTTGAGTAGTCATGGAATCACAGCGTCCCGTATACCTTTTGCGGCGGCGCGGCCCCTATATCGCCGTAGGCGGGCGCCTGACCCTTAGTGCCTAGGGTGGCCCCACCCACTGGGCTGGACGCGCCCTCATGGGCCTGTGGGCTGCCCTGTAGCTTCGCCAAAGCCTCACGGTTGAACTGGGTCTGCGTATCGGCCGTCTGATGCTGCTGCTCGCGCTCATCCCTCAGCGGCTCATATTGGCCGTTCGCGGCAATCGCACGACAAATCCCAGCTGGCATCACGTAGCGGGTGCCCTGCTCGCTCAAGCACGAACACGACGCCTCACCGTGAGAACCGTCCGCCCTCTCGCCCGGACCCGTGGACATACAAAACACCCTCGGCGCGTCGCTTGGCACAGCGATGCCATCGTAGGCCGGCGCGCTCCATGGTTGGCTCGCAATGCGCGGGGTGAACTTGGCCACATACTCAGCTGGCGTCATCGATTCGCGCTTCGCGCCCTCGCGCCCCGTCGCTAACGCTCCGTGTCGCTCCGGCGCATCGTCGACTTTTCCGGCAGCGATTGGTTTGGCATCGTCACCGCCCAAAGCGTGCCCCATGCGCCCGAACGTCCAGTACATCATGAACAGAGACAGCGGCACGCCGAGCCCGAACGCAAAGTAGTACCACGGAATCCGGCGCTCGGTGGTGTCCAACTCGGTGGACTTATACGTGCCCATCGCGCGCTTCGGAAGCCGCACGCGTCGCACCACCAACGGGTGACCCTTCTCAGGATTGCGCTCGAAGCGATCAAACTCACGCAGGTGGACGAACTGCGTACCGAAGCGCCGGCGAACGTGGATGTGCCGCTCGATCAGGTCATGCGTGAAGCTGTCGCACTGCTTGTCGGGCGACTGGCACACGAAGATGAAATCGATGCCGCGATGACGGTGCTTGGCCAGCTCCTGCACGTGGGCCGGAACGCCGGCAGTGGATGCACGCTTAGGCAGCATGCCGTGTTCATAGCATTCATCAACGAGCGCAACGGCACCATCGGGCAGGAACGTCATCCACTCCCGAAACTGCTCGGGCGTCATAGGCTGCATGCCCGTCGCGGCGTAGTCAAAATCCCGCACGTTGCAGACGTAGACCAAGCGCCCCTGATCCTTGAACTCCATCGCCTTGACGATGGCATGAAGCGTCTTGCCGTGCCCAGGCTGACCGGTGAACCAATAGATCATGACGACTGCCCCGGCAACGCATCGGCCACCGCTTTAGGCACGATGAAAACACGATGCGCAAGCTGGATCGTCAGCGCCGAGAAGACCATAGACATAGCCTGACCAAGGCCGATAGCACCGAGGAAATTCAACGCCTCCTGCGGCAGGCCAGCGGCGAATTGCAACACGTACGACTTGAGCACCGGCAACACCGTCTCAAAGGACACCATCGTGAGGCCGAACGTCGCCAACACGCGCGTCACGATGCTCGCCGCAGCGAGTTTGAACGCCAGCACGATGCGAGCTACGCCCGCGAGAATCCAGACCCAAACCTGACTCATACAACCTTCCCCATGAGAATCATCAAGGCCGTGTAAGCGCCCATTAACAACACAGCTGCACGCATCACCGAAACAAGCGTGCACCACCAAGTAAAATCACTCGGGTTGATGGTGACGCCCATAATCTTGAAGCTAGGAAGCACCGGGCAACTTCCTCCGCCAAAAATCTCCTCACGATCAAGGAGCGATGGCGAAAGCGGAATACCCCACCGCTGCACGGCTGATGGTTCGTTCTCACCGTTGTCAGCGTCACGCACAGGCTCGCCGCCCTTAGTCCAATCGGGCTGGCCATCGCCATTCCCCTGCCCCGGCTCAGTCCCGCTTCCATCAGAACTTTTACACGCTTGGACACGTAACAACGCGACCTGCGCGCACTGCATTGAGTCGCCGCTACAGGAGTAACTAGCCGTGCAGTTCGTAGGATCGCCAGTTACTGTGCCGGTGCCAGTGCACCTCAACCGCCACAGCTGCCAATTCGTATTACACGCGATGGCGTCACCACTACAGGAAGGCGGAGCGTTGCAATCACCGCCGCCACCCGCTTGATTATCTTTCTCATCGCCATCCTGCTTATCATCACCATTAGTGGGATCGTTGGGGGCAATATCAGCATTATCGCCAATCCCATCGCCATCGGTATCCTTGGACTCATTAGGGTCATTAGGAAACGCGTCCTGATCGTCAGGAACCCCATCGCCATCAGAATCCTTCGACGGCGGTGGCGCATCGGAATTTGTGCACGTACCGCCGCTGGCTTCGTACCACCTCTGGCCACTCGAAACGTCTAGCGTGCTCTCATAAAAACACCCGCGCTCACACACGGTATTCAACTGCGCATTAGAAACCCAACCATACTCCTTAGGGCGCTGAGCACACGTCGTTCCGCCAGTAAAATCGTAAACCCCGTCGTCCGACCGCTGCCAAACAGATCCGTTGGGCGTATATTCAAACCAACCGTAATATGTGGTTGGCTTGGGATTCCCATAAACGTCTGAAAGATCACACTTAGGATTGCGCGCATACTCCCCGCGCTCACTAACAGACGCCTTAGCATGCTCAATGCAAGCCGCATACGCAGCACCCTGATCAGCAAACGTCGCAGCTCGCGCACTAGCGAGGCCCAACCATGCCAACAGGAACGCCAGGGCGAGATAGGCCAGACGCCTTACAACAGCAGCTGCAAAGACGCGAAGCAGCCACCTCATCACGTGCCCTCGAACGCAAGCCAAACTGCGCCAAGAATCGCGATCAACACGAAATAGCCCATATGTCCCCCTAAAGAAAAAAGGCCGCTGCGAATCACTCCCCAGCGGCACACATCGACACCCGTTGCGCTTACTTCGCGCGCTTGATGTAGGTCCACAGCACCAGCAGGCCCACGATGATCGCCACCGCGGAGACGACCAGCATCACTTCGGACTTGCCACCACTGAGCTCCCCGGCGATGGCAGCACCCGGGCTGCTGGTCTGTGCCATCGCAAGGCCGCTCACAAGTGCACCGGTCGCACCGGCCCCCACCTTGGCGGCGGAACCACGGAACTTCGTCACCACGTTCTTCAGCTTCTTCACGTCTCTCTCCATCACTCAGAAAGCCCCCATTCGGGCCGCTCGGAACACCAAGCGCGCCTTTAGTCCGACAGCCCACACCGCCACAATGGCGAATGCAACTACGGTCCCGTCAGCAAGCGACAGGGGCGGCAACACCTGCTGCGGTCTTTCCACCCATACCGGCGCCATGCACACCCCCTCTTGAGAGAGGTTTTCGAGCGTGCACGCCTGAATCAGCAGGGCGGGTTGTTCATCCATGGCTTAGGACTTGGGCTGCGACTGGACAGGCACCAGCGTCTGGCGGCGCGCCAGCTCAGGGCCATAACGGCCGGGAATCACGTCCGCCTCAATGTCCCATGTCCACTTCGACCCGATGGGCAGACCCATGTTCGGACCGTCGCACTCAAGCTCGTGCTGGATGCGCATGTTCTTGGTCTCCAGCGTGCACTTCTGGCTGTAGATCGTCTTCGGCATGCCCTTGCTCGTGGTGACGTTGCGGGAATCGACCGGGCCGTTAACGATGATGGTGGCTGCTGCGCTCATTGCTCTTTCCTCGTTGGGTTGTGTCTTTCGTCGTTGTCGGTACTGCGAAATTCGGGCGGTACTGTGGGGTCAAGCTAAGTCCCCCCCTTACCCCCCGCTGCGCGGGGTGCTGGGGGTGCTTGCGTTGACCGAGCGCGTAGGGTCGCCTTCTGCCGCCCGACATCCGGTAACGCTGTTCGGCTGGATGAGGCCGTGCGCGTTCCCCGCGCCTGGGTGTCCTGCGAACAACAACAGCGGTTCGCAGGTTCTGCTGCCCGGCTACCTGGGCCCTGCACTCTGCGAATCGAATCACAGGCTTCGGGCGTATCCAGATCGCCTAGGCGGTGCTACATGGAGCGATGGCCGGCTATCGGCTCCTCCCTCCCCAGACCGTAGGGGCGAGCCCCTACACCCCGGTCATGCGGTCCTGCGTAGGTCGCGCGGTGTAGTCGATCAGCGGGGGCATCCACGCCCCAAAGTTCTTGCTGAAATCGACCTCGCCGCCCTTCGTCACGTACTTGCTCACGTAGCCGGTGATGTCCGCCTGGCTGCGTGGTGCCTCGATCTGGTTCCTGCCGAATTCCCGGTACCAGACCTCATGCCAGTGGTACCGATTGATGAGCCGGTTGAGGTCATCGGTGGGAGCAGCAACAACTGCGTGGAAGTGGAGGCGGCCGTCGCGGTGCCACTCAGTGCCGCGCGCCCACTGGATGCCGCGATGAGGCCGCTTGTGCCACTGAGGTCCGTAGACCTCCTTGTTGATGCAGGAGACGAAGTAGCGGAACGCCTTGTCGGCACTCTCGCCATGGACGCTCCCATTGCGGCCGGTCTGGCTTGGCCGGAACGTGAGGGTCCAGAACTGCTGCCAGGGGATGCGCCGAAGGAGGTCCGCATACCCCTGCGCAATGAGGTCATCACCCCGCAGCTGGTGCAGCAGTTGAGACTCGTCGTGTCGCTGATCGACAGGTGTTGAAGCTGCCCCCCGCACTGGTAGCACGGAGTGTTCGGGTAGTGCGGCAGGGTCGGCTTCATGCACGGCTCTCCTGTGCGGAGCGCAGCGCGGCGCATTCGATCAGCTGCTCGTGCGCAGCCATGTAAACCCCCTGCCAGAAGCCGTTATCGAGTTCCTGGGGCCAGAGGGACAGCTGCGCCGCACGAGCCGTCGCTACCTCCAGCGCGATGCGCGCGCCCCGTTCCGTATCAGTCGTCCTGGCCATTGCCCACCTCAACGACCGTCCTGCACATCTTGCAAACGCCGCAGCATTCGCACACGACGTGGCCGGCGAAGAGACAACCGACCGCATGCATGAACCACTTGAGCCTAGCCACGGAAGGCCGTCCTATCCCCGGCGCGCAGCTGGCCAGGACTCAGCTTAGGAAGGCCATGCGGCGCGTCGCGCTGCATCTGCTCAGCACGCCACGCAGCGCGGCGACGGCGGTCCACTTCGTCGATCACGCGCGTCGCCAGCAAGACCAGGCCAAATGCGACGGAGGCGATCGCGCCGATCAGTGCGAGCGCAAGACAGGCTTCGCTCATAACGCACCACCGATGGCCGCAATACGAGCCTCGATGACGGCTTCAACCTCAGCAAGCCGACCTGCGTCGCCGGCACGGCGCGCACGCGCACGAAGCCGGAACAGCTCCCACAGCTTCAAACCCTTCATGTCGAATCCCCGTGCCAGTTGGCCAGTTGCCCTCCCCGGCCGGTCTGGCGACGCCGCCGGCCGGGGAAAGCACCGCAACGGACTGGCTGGCCGGCTGCGGCGGATTCAAAGACCCTTTGAATCCGGACGTGATTCAATGCCCCTTGTAACTAAATGTCAAGGGGCTTTGAAAATGCGCAGCGTCGATGACCTGCTGGAATCCGCGAAAGCGGCCACAGGCGCGAGAAACGACACGGAATTGGCGGCCAAGCTGGGCATCAAGCCTGCCGCAGTAAGCAACTATCGGCGCGGCGTCTCACTGCCAAACGCCGTGGTTTGCGCAACCCTCGCCGGCCTGACTGGCGAGCCACTGGCACGGGTTCTGGGCGTCGTCGGGGAGGCCCGGGCTATCAGCAGCGAGGAGAAGGCCGTGTGGCGGCGCCTAGCCGCGACAGCGACCCTGCTGGCAGTTGCCATACTCGGAAGCGCCCAGCAACCCGCACGGGGTGCAACGGAGGCGTTCAGCTCGGCACCCCCTATACATTATGCGAAGTTTGGTCTGGCTGGGCCGGGTCTGGTCCTCCGCCCTGGCCCGGCTCCGCGCCAAGCTGTGCTTTTGCTTTGAAGGCACCCCTCGACGTCCCAGCTATGCTCCAGGTCTTCGACCAAGGACAGGCCAATGAACTATCGCTACCAGCCCGCGCGTGGGCCGCACGATGGATTGTGGTGGCAGATTGCGCTCGGCATCTTCGTCGGCCAGCTGATGAGTGCGGCTGTGGCGGGCATCGCGTTCTTCCTTCTGGCCGGCCTTGCGGCCAGTCAGGCGGAAGATGCGGCCAAGCAGCTCAGCCGTCAGCTGCAGCAGGCCACGCGCCAGGCGCAGTCAGCGGTGCCGCCCACGCCGAGCTACGCGCCGGCGCAGACCAGGACCAGGCGTCCGCTTTCAGACGACGAACGTTGCATTGGCGGTCGGCGGCTCAAGCGACTTCCGAATGGCTGGCAGGATCTGCCCTATGACCCATGCTGA